CGCCAGCGCGGACGACGTCCACCTTGTAGAACCGATAGGCCGGCGAGCGCTCGACTGTGAGGATCAAACCCGTGGCGTCGACCGTGGGTGTGAATTTGCTGCCGGCGATGTCGACATAGGTTCCGCCAACGGTGAGGCAACCCTGTACTTTGACGTAGTTGCCGGCATTGAAACTGCCCAGGCTGAAGATGAAAGCCACGCCATCGAACTCCGCGGTGTCAACCGGCGTCGACGCGATCTCCGTGGTGCCCGTGGCCGTGGCCGCGTCCGTCTGCGTCAGCGTCGTTTCCTTGAAAAGATTCATCGTGTGTCCCTCGAAAAGGGTTTTTGATTTCAGGTCTAAAGAAGGGCCGGCCACTCTGCGGCCGGCCCTCAACAATTCAAATCTCAAAAGGGCCGGTGATCAGGATCGCTTAGGCGTGCTGCAACAGCCCAGCCACCGGGTGCGTCCCAGCGTCCAGCAACTTGCCGTCCACCCGCGTCCACACCATCAGGCCGATCTGCAGCTTTTCCATGTAACGCTCGCCGAACCGAACCATCTGCAGCCCGCGAACACGCCGAATCTTGTACTTCGAAAAATCGCCGTACAGCAGGGTGTGCTGGCTTGCCGCGGGCACGCCCGCCGTCAGAGTGGCCATGTCCTGGTTGATGGTCAAGGGATCGCCGTCAATGGTATCGGGGACCGCCACGTTGATGCCCGCGGTCACGCCGCCGGCAAGGAACAGCGGTCGGCCGTTGCCATCCACCATCAGCTTGATCGCCAAAAGCGCCGTGTCGTGGAACATCCACCGGGCTTTCTGCCGGTACAGCGGATCCACCAGATGCTTCGTCTTGAGCATCTCGGCATACGTGAACGCCGTCGCCGACGCCGTGGTGATCTTGTTGGAGCTGGCGAACACGGTGGTATCGATGCCGGTGGGGCCCTGCACGCCGAGCCCGACGGTGAACTGGTTGTTTAGCCGGCGTCCCAAGCGAATCTGCAGCATCGGAACCATGTACGCTTCCGGATCGAAGGCTGAGTCCTGCAGCAAGGTCAGCGGCAACAGCACGATCCCGGAGTCGCGCAGATACGCCGACAGGTTGATGATCCCGTAGGTCGGGTCCATCGTGGTGTCGGTGGTGCCGCCGGCCGCGGCGTTTTCCGCCAGATCCTCGCCCGTCTGCGCGGTGTCGTTGATCGACGGCCAGGGCAACAGGGCGCCGTCGCTGGTGTCCTGCGTGTCAGCCACCTCCAGCATCCCGCCGTAAGTCTTGAGCGCCACATCGAGTTGCTTCTGGAAGTCCTGGGGAATCGTGTAAGCCCCGCCGCCGCCGATCTGCGTGGAAAGCGCCCGCAGGTGCTCATCCGAAAGCGCCATCTCCGCCTTGCAGAAATCCATGTAACTGCGGTCCTCGGCGTCCAGGCCCCCGCCGTGCTCCGGCCCAAGGATCCACTTGCGGGTGGTGTTGGCCTGCTTCCGCTTCCGCTGCTCGGGCTTCAGCGCGCGATATTCGCCCCACTGGCTGTCCCGATCTTCCTGGGTGTTGATGTTCTCCCGCCCGCCGTTGCGCTTCCGCAACTCCCCATCCACCAGCGCCCTCTCGGCGTCGAGCTGCTGCTCGATCACGTCACACTGGCCGCGGAGGGTCATGTCCTCCGCATGCAGCGTTTTGAACTGCGAATCCTCTTCCGTGTTCAAGCCCCGCTTTTCAGCGGCCGCCTTCGACACGAGGGCATTCGACTTGTCGCACGCATCTTTGCGCTTCTCACGCAGCTCTTTCAACCGGGTAGCAAGCACGCTCATGGCGGCCCTCCGTAAAGCGCCGCCGGTAAAGTTGTCTCTTGCGCCCATGCAAAAACGACAACGAGCCGACGGCAATGAATCTTGTTCATCACTGTCAGCTCGCAAGGATCTCGGCCCAAGGTAGCTGGCGTCTTGCTTCAACAGGCGTCCGGAACTCGGCCCGGCTCACCCGCCTCCACAGGGGCAGATAAGTTGTTACGCTCTAACTATGACAACACAGCCCATCATTTGTCAAGAAAGAATTCTTAGGCGGTATGCTCTTTGGCCTCGCGTGCGTGATATTCCTCGAGCGCCTCCATGATGTCGTCCGCAAGGTCGTAATCGTCGGGGTAAAGTGCTTCCCGCAATTTGGCTTGCAGTCGCCTCCTTGCCTCCTCCTCCTCCTTGGTTAGTTTTTTCGCCTCGTCAGGCATGGCGATCCTCCATCGAATAGCTGCATTTCCGCTCAAAGTATAACAGGTTTCATAACCCCAGAGCCCTCCCCACCAGCTCAAACGTCCCCGGCCCCAGCACCACCTCCGGAAACACCCGCAATCCCCGCCACCCACACGCCGCCGCCAAATTCCCCTTCTCATGATCCCGCCGCACCGCCGCCCCCCGGTTATGACCCCCGCCACCCTTCATAAACACCCCTCCGTCGATCTCCAACGCCAGCTTCTGATCCACCCACGCCAGGTCAAACCGAAACTTCCGATCCTCCAAAAACTTAAACTCCGCCACCGGCTCTGCAATGCCACGCCGCCGGCAGCGCTCGATAAACTCCGCCGCCAGCCATTCGCTCTTTTTGATCCCCCGCTTCACCCTCGCTGACACAACGCTGTCACCCCCCCCGGTCCCCCTGACAACCGGCCCACGCCGTGCCCGCGTCGCCGCCAACTGCAGCTTCACCCGCGCCCGCACCTCCGGCCTCAACTCCGACAACCGCACCATTCACTTCCTCCGCCGGCACTGCTCCATCGCCCGCAACACCGCCAAGCGATTCCGCCGCCACTCATTCTCCGGAAGCCAAACCAAATCGCCCGTGTCCTTCCCTATGTCCGAATCGAGAGTCAGCCGCAGCATCTCGTCCACGCTGATCTTCCCCTCCATGTAAAGATCGCGGCCGATGCTGGCCCGGGCGTCGAGATATTTCTGCGTGCGCTCCGGCACCTCATCCCCCCATCTCGCTCATCATCTTCGCCACCGCCGGATCTTCCATGGGATGCGTCAGCGCCCGCTTCTGGCAACCCGGGCACTCCGACTCCTTGCACGCCGCACACCCATCGCACGAACAGTCGACGCACTTGCCGTCCTGGCACGCCGCACACTCGCAGGTGCACCCATCCTCCCGCTTCTCCCAAGCCTTCATCGATCGCACCGCCGCCGCCGTGTCCGGATACGCCGGATACGTCACCACCGACACATCGAACAAATCCACATCCATCAGATCCCGCACCACGTTCCCATCCTGCTTCCCCCAGCGATCGGCCACCGTTCGGAATCCAAAACTCATCTGCGTGATGTCCCCCCGCTCCATCGACACCGCCAGGTCCCGCGCATAGCTGGTGTCCGGCATGTCGATCTCCACCGCCAGCCCCGTCTCGTCCTCCGTCATCCGCAGCGTCCCCGCGGCAGACCGCCCCAATACCATGCTGCTCTCGTGATCCACCAGCGCCCGCACATCCTGCTTCTCCCGGATCGCCCGCGAAAAACACCCCGGCTTGATCGTCTCCCGAAACCCGCCCAGGTCCTCGCTGGGCTTGTCGAACATCGCGGCATAACCCCGCACCATCTTCCCCTTTTCCCCCGCGCGCGTCTCGATCTTCAAATTCTGCACCGCAAACGTCCGCTTCTCAAGTCCCGCAATCGTCGTCATAAATCACCAGCCTTTCGCGCTGAAAAAAATCATTCCACCACAATCTCAATCCCCGTGATCTCCCCCGCCATCACCGCCCGCAGCCGGGCCACCTTCTCCGGCTCCTTCTCTCCATGAACGATCGGCGGTGTCCACCACTCCTTCGTCGCGTGGAACGTAAACGTTACATCCTTCGCCTTCACACACGCCTCCAGCAGCGCCTGACCCTCCGGGCCGTCCGCCACCCGCAGCGAATAACTCACCCCGTCGATCTCCTCCTTCAACACCACGCCGCCCTCCGCCTTGCGCAGCACCACCCCGCCAATCGTCGCCACCACGTCGCCACCCCGCGCAATCGCCTCCCGAAACGCCCGCAACACGAAAACTTCCGTGTACGGAATCCCATTCGCTGTCTCCAGCCCCCAGATCGGCCGCCCATACCTCACCAGGTACCCGCCCACCGCCAGCACCCTGGGAAGATCCCCGTGCTCCGTCATCACCCGCGTCTCTGGATGGCTCATTGCTTCCTCTTCGTTAAAACTTCCATCAGCTGCTCCGCGAGCCGCCGGCCCGCCCACCCCGGATACTCTTCCTCATGCGTCCGCAGCCCCGCCTCGATCGACCCCACCGGCATCTTCAACATTGCCCCCCGCCGCGCCTCGATCGACGACTCGGCAAACGCCTGGACGACATCGCCCGCATCGCCTCCCACCAGCTCCACCACCGCGGCCGCCGACTCCGCCAGGGCCTCCGCCAACTGCCCCCGATGCTCCCCATAAAACTTTGCCGCCACGACCCCAAACCCCTCCGGCTTCACCGCCGCCTTGCGCAGTGCATTCACTTCCTTCCTCACCATCCGCCGCACCGCCGACGTAAACAACCGCTCCGCCAGCTTCCGCGCCTTGTCCTCCGGTGCCGGATCCGCCGGCGGCGCAACTCCGCCTGCAGGCGAAGCCCCGTCTTTCCCCACCAGCGTAATCGGCCGGCGAACGACCCCCTCTTCGCTCCAGGCCTCCGTCACTTCCTTGCTCGCCTCCGGCATCTCCAGCATCTTCCGCAGGTATGGCTCGTCCGCGGCCTGCGGCGTGATCGCGCCCGACCGCACCAGGATCCCGATCGTGTTGGCGATCGCCGCCACGTCCCGCCCCTCACCATCCCCCTCGCCGTCCCCAGACCCAGCCGCGGCCGGGGGCTGCATCTGGTTCTTGGCAATCTGCGAATCCACCAGCGGATGAGCCTTGTCCGTCGGCACCATGTTCTGCGGACTCAAGTAAATATCCCCGCCCTCCACGGGGTTCAGCCCCAGCCGCTTCCGCACGTCGTTCACCGACAAATAACCCCACTGCCGCCCCGCCGCGAAAAACGCCTGCTGTGCCGGCATGTCCGCCATCAGCAGCTTCGTCAAATCAAACCCTACGAAATACTCGCTCCCCGCCCCGAACAACTTCCGGCTGACCTCCTGCTCCCACTTGTTCAGCCACGGGCTCAGACAGTACATCACGAACTCGATCGCCTGCTGCTCGATGTTGTTGTTCGTCGAACGTTCAAGGTTCATCGCCATGTGCGGCGGAACCCGGTACAACCGGCAGATCTCCAACCCCTGAAAATTCCGGCTCTCCAAAAACTGCGCATCCACGAGCCGCATCCCGATCGCCTCAAACTTCACCCCCTCATCCAGCACCGCCACCCGGTGCGCATTCGCCACGCCCTGGTTGGCCGCATTCCATCGCGCCAGCACCCCGGCCCTGCCCTCGGGCTTCAGCTTGCCCGGATGCGTCAACGCCCCGCCAATATTGGTCCCGTTGCCGTAGAACGCCGCGGTGAAAATCTCCTGCGCCTTCCCCGTGGCAATCGCCTCCCGCGCAATCCCGACCGGCGACAGCCCGCTCACCCCGTTCATGGATAACCCCGGCAGATGAATGATCTCATCCTTGTCGAACGTTTGTCCTGGCCCGTCTCCCTCCAGGCGATACACCAGCCGCCCCGCCTGCCGCTCCGGATGCACCCGGTCGCTCCGCAGCGGGATCGCTTGCACGCTCGACCGCCCCGCCTTCAAAATCCGCGCATACCCGTTGCCCCACAAACACTGCCACGCCTGCAGCGTCTCCTTGAACACCGCCGCCGACTGCTCCTCATTCGCCTCGATCCCCAGCATGTAACTCTCCGGCCGATCGTTCACCACCTCCGACCGATCCGAATCCACCCGCCGATAAACTTTTAATGGCAGCGTCCCCAGCGACTCCGCAATCACCTTCACGCACGTGTACACTGCCATGTACGTCAACGCCGTCTTCTCGTTCACCTGCACGCCGGCGCGGGTGGGGCCGCCGCCGAAGATGTCCGAAAGTTGGTAGGCCGAGATCGGCACGTTGGGATTCTCCAAACTCCGCCGCTCGAAAGGTGCCGCCAGAATGCTCACGAATCACCCGCTCTCTGTGCCAGTTTGAACTTCATCACTCTACCCATCACCACATCGCCGATCAGCAACCCGCCGCCCACCAGCAGGCCCGCCGGCGGATACACCCACCCAGCGCCGCCCGCCAACAACAGCGTCCCCAGGGAAAACACCACGAACTCCCCGTTCAAGCTCGCCAGCCGCCGAACCTGCTTCCGCACCTTCAAAATCAAACGCCCAAAAATCATCCGCGCCCTTCCGCTTGCCGGCCTTCGTCGTCGTAACCACTGCCCCCGCCGTCCACCTGCAACATCGCCCGCGCCATCGCCGTCACGATCGCCGCTATCCCGTCGATCTTCTCCGTGCTCTTCTTCTTCGACGGCTTGATGTTCCCCGCCGGGTCCTGCTCGATCGACACGTTCGAAGCCATCCAGTCCAGCACCGGATTCCCGTCGTGTCCGAAACGCCTCGAGGTCACCAGCTTCTCAAACTCCTTCGCCGGCTCCGACAGGGATCGGTATCCCTGGCCAACCTCCACCACCGTCAGCCCCTCCTCCTGCAGTTGGATCGCGATCTGCGTCGCGTTCCACGGGTCGTAAGCCACCTCCACGACCTCAAACACCCTCGCCATCTCGAAAATTTCGCTCTTGATGTACTCGTAATCGATCACGTTCCCCGGCGTCAGCTTCAAATGCTTCTCCCGACCCCAGGTCAAATATGGCACCGACGCCTTCTTCTCCCGCATCTCCGCCGTCGCCTCCGGCACGTACATCCGCACCTTCGCCTGCCAGTTGGGATCGTCCTCCGTCGGCGGAAACACCGCCGCCACCGACGCCACGTCCAGCTTGGAGGAAAGGTCCATACCCATGAAGCACCGCCGCCCCGCCAGCGCCTCGTCGGGAATCTTCCGCTGGCATTCCCGCCATTTGTCCATCGGGATCCACAGCGTCACCTGCGACGTCTGCCGGTTCATATGTTTCTGCAGGAACTCGTTCTGCGCCGAAGGCATCTCGATCGCCTTCCGGCACTTGGCACGCAGATCCTCCAGGCTGACCGAGATCCCCAGGTTCGGATTCGCCTTGATCCAGCACCCGCCGCCATCGGCCGTCAGTCCTTCACGCCATTCGTCCTTTTCGTCGATCGCGTAGATGATCGCGAAGTAATTGTCGTCCTCAATGATCCCGTCCAGGATCTTCTGTGCGTACTTCTGCTCCTCCTGGTCCACGTTCACTGTGCCCGTGCCCGCGGTGGTGATGATGAAAATCAGCGGCTGCCGGCGAGCGCCAGTGCCAGAGTCCAGGACGTCCAACATGCCGCGGGTCTTGTGCGCGTGCAGCTCGTCAATGATCGCCCCATGCACGTTCAATCCGTCCGTCGTGTCCTCATCCTGCCCCAACGGCTCGAACTTGCTCCGCGTCTCCGGGATGTTCAGGTTGTTTTTGAAAACCTTCACCCGCCGCAGGAGATCCGGCGACTTCTTCACCATCGCCACCGCATCCCCATGCACGATGCAGGCCTGGTCCTTCTTCGTCGCCGCCGAATACACCTCCGCACCATTCTCGTTGTCGGCCACGAGCAGGTACAGCCCCACGCCGGCCGCCCACGTCGACTTCCCGTTCTTCCTGGCGACTTTCACATACGACGTACGGAACCGCCGCACAAACTCTCCGGGCTCCTTTGGATCGGGCTTTTTCCAGCCAAAAAGAACCCACAAAATGAACTGCTGCCATGGCTCCAGCACGATCGTCTGCCCCGCCCACTCCCCTTTGCTGTGCTTGCAGAACTTAAAAAAACGGATCACGCGATCGCCGCCGGCCGGGTCAAACACCAGCCCACGCTTCGCCGCCGTCTCCAGATCCCGACGATGCCTCTCCACCGCCTTCCTCACCCACTCGCCCACCACGATCTTCCCGTCCAAAACGTCCTGCGCATACTGCTCCGCCGGATGCAGCGGAACAATCGGCACCGCCGGCGCCTTCACCCGCGCCTTTGTACGTAGTCCCGCCTTCAGGCGGCTCCCCTTCTTCTTGCTTCTGACTACTGGCTTCTTACTTCTCTTCTTCTTCCTGATCATGCCCCGATCCTCCCCAGGACCGGATTCCCCAGAAACTCCGCAAACGCATCCTTCTCCGGCGGAGCCTCCGCCTTCATCTTCGAACGACTCGACGGCGTAAGCCCGAAATGCTCCGCCAGCTTCGCCCACTCCAAATAAAACTTCCCCCGCAGCACCACCCACCCGCTCGGTGCCTGGTATCCGCTCTCCGTCTCCTGGATCAACCCCCCCGGCTTGGACGTCTCGACGTCCGCCTCCTTGTACTTCCCCCACGCGCTGCACATCACCTCAAACGCCGGCAGATCCGACTCCTTCAACACCCCCGACTTCTGCAGCATCCCGTAATGCCGATCCCAAAACGCTAACGCCTCGCCCTTCATCCCCCGCGGCGCCTGGAACCCGTCGGGCGCACTTCGAAACTCCGGCTCTCGCGCGTTGAGCTTCCGCTTCCCGGGATTCCCGGCAAGTTTCTTCAACGCTGTTGGTTTCGCAGGCCTGCCCATGAAACTATTTCCTGTCCTTCAATCGCCGCAGCCGCCGCATCGCCCGCCGGATCTTCTCACGCAGTCTTCGCTCTGCCAACCACATCGGGATAATCCTCCGCAACAAGCAAGTACCGCCGGCCATCCGGCAACACCGTGACAATCACCTCCGCCTCCGCGATCACATCCACCTCCATCAGCAGAATCTCGATCGTCGCCCGCGGCACTTCCTTCACCGTCAGGTTGATCGCAATGTTCCGCACCCTCGGCAACCTCTCTCCCGTCGGCAGCGTCACCGTCGCATCATTCAACTTGCCGCCGCTTTGAATCCTCACCTTCATCTGCCAAACCCTCCGTCTTCCGTCGCCGTCTTCACCCCGTGACAGCTCGCACACAACGCCTGGTGATTGTCCGAGTCCCAGAACAGCTGTTCATCCCCCTTGTGCGGCACAATGTGATCCACTAGCGTCGCCGGCTCAGGCCCTCGCCCGTCCCCCAGATGCTTCACGCACAGCGGGTTCTGTGCCAGGAAGATCTTCGCGTACCGCTGCCACCGACTCCCGTATCGTAGCGCCGCCGACGTCGGCCGCGTCTCTGCACGCTTCCGCTGAATGTCCTTCCCATGTGTTGGCGGCCGCGTCGGCACAATGAAAACCCTCAGACGTTAAAATTGGGAACCAGATAGGTGTCGGCAGCCGGCACCGTGATCTCAAATAACCCGCCAAACGCCCCACGCACCGTCCACGCCGAAGTCTGCGGAAGCGCAATCGCCACAAGCCCGGTGCCATCGGCGATGGCCGTACGGGTCTCATCCACAAACCCATTGCCGTTGCCCGTGGGCGCCGTCTTACAGCGAAAGGTGAACGCATGGCCGCTCATCGCCGCGCCGTTGTGTCTGGCAATAAATCCCACAGTGCAGTCGCTCGGATCGGTCGGAACCGGAAGCGAGGCGTCGGTCATGACCTTCGTAAAGCTGACGTGGGTGCCGTCGATCGCGATGGTGGTGGGGGTGAAGCTGTATCCGCCCTTGGTGATACTGAGGGTGTAATCGCCGTCGTCCAGCGAGAACGTTGCGATACCGCTGCCATCAGTCTGGACAAGCTGCGTATTGGAGCCCTGGGTGATGCGGACGAGTGCTGACGACAGGGCGATGGGCGTGGCGTCGGTGACCGTGATCGTGACCGCGTTGGCGCCAGTGAAGACGAAGATCGCGGCGATGACACCCTGTGCGGCGATGGCGTTGGGAGAGTCGGCTGAGTCGGTGCCGATGAGGTTAGTTTGAGGAATAACGACGTTTTCAATGTCGCTGATGAGCGTTGAGGTGTTTGCGTTAGCCGAGCCCGATTGCGCTGCCGCAATAGAAGCATCACCCCCGATGGTTAAAAGCATCGTGGAGTTTGCGGATGCGACATCCGCATCATCCATCAGGCTCTCCCAGGATGCGTTGGTGTCGCTGGAGTTGGAACTGATCGCACGCACCCGCAGCTTCTGTCCGCTGAGCACTCGCACCGGCCCCCAGGTCACAGCAAACACCGCGTCCGCCGCGGCATCCTTGGCCACGGAAAACGAGACCGGCACACCGAGCTTGACGTTGGACGCATCCAGCAACTGCACCTTCAGCGTGATCACAGCGGCGGCGCCGTTGAGGTTGGAGAGCAGCAGTCGACCGCTGACCCAGCCATCTATGGCGGCGGCGTAGGTGGCAACCGTCGCCTCGGCCGCGATGCTGAGTCCGGTGCCCGTTTGGCTAGAGAGATTCACGACGCTCATCGGACCTCCTCAGCGTTCAGTGCGGCAGGCGGTGGCAACGGCTGCTCATAGATTGGAGGCAGCGGCGAGGAGGAAACCTGCGGCCACTGCTGCCCGAAGATGGCGAGGAATGTTTCGATCGCGGCCAGGCGGGGATCGCCGGCGTACTTCGTGCGGTGTAGGCGATGTTGGCGAAACAGCCTTTGGCCGCGTCGAACATGCCAGCGAACGCCAGATCGACAGCGTCGGGTGCAGACTGGGCAGGAACTTCAGGCGCCAGAATATCAAGCGGCTTGTCGGCCATGGCTTACTTTCCTCCGTAAATGCCGTTGAGTCCGGCGAGGTAGTGATATTGGATTCGGTCCGCGCCAAGTTCATAGTCGTAGAGCGCACACTGGGCGATCTGGCCGGCGAAATTCTGGACGGATCCAGTGTCTTCCCCAGCCCCAATGACTAGGGCCTGAGTCTGCTGAAGGATTGTGATCTGGGTGGTTAAAGCGACGGTGCCGTCGACGTACAACTTCGTGCCGTTCGACACACCCGACTGAAATGACATCGCAACATGGTGGGGTGATCCGTCCGCGACATTGACGCTGGTCGAGAGTTCGCTCTCGCCTACCCAGTCGTAGGTCGCCAGCACGTTGTCAATGAGAAACAACCCCCAGGCGCCCTGTTTCAGAACGATCCCCCGGAATGACGCCCCCGCATCAGATGTGTTAATCCACGCTTCGAGGGTTCCGGAAGTCAGTGTGAAGTTGGAGGCAATTCCACAGGTGACAAAAGACCCCCCCCCTAAGCCGCCGAAGGTGGGCGCGCGGGATTCGTCTTTGTTGATAAGTCCGGCGCCTCCGAGCGTCACTGAACTGAATGTTCCGTTTACACCACTCCCCCTGGCGATCGTCATCAGGTCCACGGCCGCGCTGCCGTTCACCTCGTCCAGCGGCCAATAATTGCGCGGCAATCCACCATACGCAGCCTCGGAGAGGATGGCGTTGCGGTAGGAGAGCTTATTGGCGCGGGTGAGCATGAGATCCTTATCCTGCGATCGTGGTGGTGACCTTGCCGCTCTTCCTGGTGGTGGTGACGACGACGGACTGAATCGGATCATCTGCCGGCATGTTGGTCTGCGTGTTGGCGGCGATCACCGTCACCGTCCTCGCCGCCGGCGTGCTGCCGCCGGGCCCGGTAGCGACGGCCGCGATCGTCAGCGAGGCGTTGTCTCCCAGGTTGATCGAGCCCGAGCTGGTCACGATCGGCCTCCCCGCAGCGTCGAACCCTTTGACCAGGGGAACCGCGGCCCCGTTGACCGTGATGGCGGTGGTGTCGGGGCTGGCGACGATGCCCCAATTGATCGGACTCCATGCACGCTGCTGTGTGCCGTCCGCCGAGCCGCCCGGCGTTCCGATGTTGATCGTGAGAGTGGGGGGCATCGCTGAAACCTCCGTCGCCATGCTCGCCAGGATCCTGGGCGCCGCGGGAAACGTCCCCACGTGCACCAGGTTGAAAACCTTCCCGCCCTCCACCGTCGCCGGAGCCACCCCCGTGATCCGCTTCACCGCATACCACGGCTGCGCCAGCGTCAGGTTCCGCGTGGCGGCGTCGAAGTCGATCACCCCGTAGGCGTGCCCGGCAATCCATTGCTCCAGCGAGTTCATCCCCGCCGCATCCGGCCTCGTCTGGATCCCCACCGCCTTCCCCGCCTGCATCGCCGCAATGATCGCCGCGGAATTCAGCGTGCCGTAAGAAGCATCCAGCCCCAGCGCGGCAAACACGCTGGCGATCAGTCCGAAGTTGTCCGCCGCGTAGTCGCTGATCGCGGCCTTGATGATGCACCAGGTCTTCTCCGCCAGCTCCGGCCGCACGTCACCATTCGCCGGGTGGTTGTAATCCGTGGAGATCAGGAGGCTGGTGCGGATCTGCAGGATGTAGCCCTGGTAAAACCACTGCACGATCACGGTCTTGTCGTCGACCTTGATGAAGATGTCGTCGAAGAAATTGGGCCGCAGCCGCGCCACCAGGTACATGGCGATCAGCAGGTAGCAGTCGGCGAGCTGGCCCTGGTTGATCGCGTCGGCCGTCAAAGGGCCGCTAGAAAACGTCCCCCAGGTGCTGTTGCCCATGTTGGCCACAGTGGTCTGCGTCTGCTGCTTTGTGGGCAGGGCGCCGGCCAGATCGCCCGCGGGCGTGGCGGAGGCTTCCAGGAGATGCGTCCGCTTCAGGCCGGTGCGGTGCGAGAATCGTTGCCGCTCCGCTTCCGGGCGGGTGTCGGTGCGGATCATCTCATTGATCCGCTCGGCAAGTTGCAGGGGGTGCGGAAGCATGGTTTCAATTCCTCTGAGGTCTTCCGCCGTAGCGTTTTTCGAGGTAGCTTATTCTGTCTTCCAGATCTGCGACTCGGGCATACAGAGATTTGAGCTCGGCGAAGATGGACTTTTGTTTGCAGAGTTGACCGCCTGGCCGCTTCTTGCGGCTGGGGGAGGGGTTGGCTCCATCGGCGGTCGTGGTCATGGCGTTTCCTCAAAAGCCCGGCGCGCCGTGCGTGTTGCGCATCCGCGGGCGGCGCGGCGGGGTTACTTGGCAGGGGTAAGGTCGGATGCGTCGGCGACCTTGTGGCATAGGGTGGAGTTCATGGCGATTTGCGGGAGGTAGGTTTCTCCCTGCTTTTCGCTGGTAATGGTGTGCTCAACTTGGAGCGACACATTACAGGCCGTCCTGTTTTGCGAGATGCTGACAACGCGGCATCGCACGTCAACCAGGTCCCCATCGGTGAGAAGTTTTCCGGCGGCATCGTGAGGCATGTGATTCCTTTTCAAAAGTGCCGCATTGCGGCGGAGTGTTAAAGGTCAGGGGCTTGGCCGTCAGTGATCAGACCGACGCCGGATGTCCAGTCCGGGCCCCCGATGTGTCAGGGGGCGGGAGCAACAGGGGCAACCGGCGCCGGCGGCGTGAGGTCCGCGGTGACCCCATTGATGTCGGCAACGACCGCGTCGTCGACGGTGTCGGCCGCGGCCACGGCGGCGGCCAGCTGGCTGCGGAGATCGGAGATGGTGGCTTTGTTGGCGGTGTCGCCGTCCTTGAGCGCCTGCACAGCCGTTGCGAGATCCTTTTTCGTGGCCATTTGATCGATCCTCCTATTAAGTGATGCGAGGAAGATTTGCAGCCAATAAAGCTGCTCTCTTTCCGATCGCGTTGAATTTGGTGAGCACCCCGCCACCCCATTCGTCACGCTGCCTGCCGCGCCGGCCGACGGCGCCCACGCCACCCCGCCCACCGCCACCTTAACCAGCCCCTGCACCCGTTCATCTGACAGCATATGGCAGTGAAAAACACCCCAGGCCGTCACGTTGATGTTTTGCACGGATGCGACTGACGGATCAAATGAAGCCTCCCGCCCCGGCGAGACAAGCGTGTCCGCCACCACCGGCACCGGCACAAACGGAACCCCGCACACGCCGATCACCCCGGGAATGATCATCTCGTTGCGCTGGTAGATGCACACCGCCCGCGCGCACACGCTCAGCGGCACATGCCAGCGATCGAGCAGGTTCGCATCCGCCGCCTGCCATGAGAAAAACTGACCGAAGTGACACGCCTCCGGAGCCGGATCCAGGAAGATCGCCAGATCGGCCCTTAAAACGGCCCCCTCCGCCGCCCAGTGATCCAGAACCCACTTCACCGCCGCGCCGCCATGGCTGTGCCCGCACAACACCACCCGATCGAACCCCGCCACCGCGGCCTTCACGGACGCTAGCAACTGCGGATCGTCGTAGGCGAAGAATGCGGCGATGTCGCCGGCGCCGGCAAACGATTGCATCAACGCACGCAGGCCGTAGCAATCGCTGTCGGCCGGCGTGTTGAGCCCGAAGATCGTGATGAAGGCAGTGCGCACGTTTGCTCCAATGTCGCCATGCAGGCGACAAGGCGACATTACTTGGGCGCGGCGTTCGCCGGCCCGTCGATAGGAAACCGCCCCGACCCCGCCCTGGCGCCCACCGCGGCCGCCGACGTGGCCTGCGCCTGCTGTGCGGTCTTGTGCGCGTTGCTCGAGTTAAACATCCCCTGCAGCAGCACGCTCACGATCCCGATGCCCGCGGCAATCAGCGTCCCGTACTGGCCGCCAAAGGTCACCGCCGCCGCCTGCGCTGTCTGTATGCCGGTGTTGATCGCCGCCTGCTGCTGCGCCTGCGTCGTGGGGGCGTTCTGGATGTTGGTGTTGAGCTGCTGCACCGCCGGCGTCAGGATCGCCAGCACCTGCGCCACCTTGTCCACCGTATCCGTCGACGTCGCCGCCGGCACGGCCGGGACACCCGGCACAGCCGGGGCCGCGGGAGTCGTCACCGTCGTCGACGTGACCGCCGATGGAGCAGCCGGCGAAACCGGGACAACCGCCGGCGTGTTCTTCGCCGCCTGAATATCCTTCACGATCGCCGTCACCTGGGTGAGCGCTGTGGAGATCTGCTGCGACTGCTGCTGCAGCTGGCTCTGGGCTGGGTCGACGGGCACCGTCGGCGTGAACAAAGCGCAGCCGGCAATCATTCCAAAAATAGCGAGGGTCAGCGAGCTGAGGATGAGGGACCTGAGTCTCATGGTGATCTCCAAAAAAAAACTAGATGTTCAATTTGATTTTGATCGCAGTGAGCATCTGGGTTTGCAGATGCTGGGATTTCTCAAGTCGCACAATGCGATCGTTCATTGAGCTTCCGTTGTTGGGCGTCACTTGGTGAAGGATCAGATTGATTTTCGTTGCAATTTTGAAAAGCCCTCGCACCACGGCGTAGAGGAAACCGCTGACAATCGGAATCGCGACGGCGAGTTGTATCCAGTTGTCAGTCGTTAAAGCCACGTCACTTACCCCAGAACGATTTCGCAATCCAAAGCGTCAGTCCCGGTACCGGCGATGTCGATGGTTTTGTGTGTGGCGTCGATCGTGGTGCCGGCATTTCGCAGCAGCAGCACCTCGTCCCCCGCCGCCAGCGTCAAACTAAACCCCGTCCCCAGCAGCGGATGCCCGTTGGAAGCGCCCGTCGTCAGCGTCATCACCCCGGCGTTCGTCGATTTGGCAGTCAGCTTCAGCACCCGGGCCTTGAGCCCGTTCCCATCCACCGCCGCCCCGTTCAACCCCGGCAGCGCCCTCAGATCGATCGTCCCCGCCCCCGCCACCAGCGCCTTCTCAAACGTCGCCTGCTTGCTCACCGCCGGCGTCGTCGTCGAATCCAGCGTCAGCGACGTATTGAGCCCGTCAAACGACACGCTCTTGCGACCCGAGCTGGCAAACGCATCCGCCACCGTCTCGATGGCGCTAAGTGCTGAGGTGTAAACAGCCTGCACAGACACATGGACCTCATCAGCATCCCTGCTGCTAATAAAATAGATCAGATGTGCCAAGGGTAACGACGCTCAGGCATGCCACGCCAGAGAAAGTTAGGCCTTTGTCCCTATAGTCGCTATCGTCGCTATGGTTGAGTTCCGCCCCGCACCACCCGCATCACCCTCTCCCGCTCCTCCGCCGTCAATAACGCCCACCTTTCCGCCACCTCCGCCAGCTCCCCTACCCCCCGCGCGTCGGAATGCGCGTCACTTTTCCATCCCCCCTCAATTTCCCCAGCATTTTGCGGGGTGTTCGAGTCCCTCAACGCCCAATCAGACCCACCAGATAATACCTCTTCCTGAGCTATTACCAGTGTTTTCGCCTCCTCACCCCCCTCTATCTTCCCTAACATTCCCCCACTTTCCCCACCAGGGCGCGTCGGAATGCGCGTCAACTCCGGAACGCCACCTTCCTGGATAGCACGCTGGAAGTGGTCATCCTTGGCCGGGTCGTTGAGGTAGTGGATCACCGCCACTTGGGGGGTGTTCCCGATCCAGGCGCACGCCGTCTCCAGGGGATAGGCCTGGAAGAGCTCCGTCTCCCGGCTCGCCCGCAAATTCTGAAACAGCCGCGGCCAGGGTTTTAACCCCGCCCGCTTCAGGATTCGCAGGAACTGCGTCCGCAGGTTGGCTGCGGCGCTCCTGGACCGAGTGATGACCCAATCCTCCGCCCCCTCCGGCAGCTCGTCATACGCCGCCTGGAGGGCCTTGCGGAGCTCGGGGAACAGGGGCAGGATCCGGGCCTCCCCGCCATGATGGTGCTCGGTCTTTGGGGAATGCACGGTGAGCGAGTTTTTCTCCCAGTGGACATCGCTCCACTTCAGCGCCAGATGCTCGCTCGGGCACCGCAGCCCCCCGTACCGGCTCAGGATCACGATCAGCTTCCACTGGTTGTCGGGGCAGGCCTCCAGGGCCGCGGCGATGACGTCCTGGGTGACGAAGAATTTCCGGGCGGCGTTGCGCTGCTGGCCGCACTTCACGCCGGCGAACGGGTTCTCCTTGATGTAGCCCCAGCGCAGCGCCTTGTTGAAGATGTGCCGCGCACAGAGGATACGCCGGGAGATCGTCGCCGCCGCCAGCTTCCGCGTCCTGGGCTTCTGCGGCTCGCCCTCCGCCGGCTTGCGATACCCGCTGGCCGCGGATCCGCGTCCAGCCTTGCGTTCCGCAAAATCATGCGTCCCCATCCAGGCATGAAAGGCGTCCGCCTCCCTGGGCCCGATCGCCAGGAGGTCCGTCTGCTTCCCGAAGTGCCCGAGCAGGCATCGCCGGGTGTGCCCGTAGGACGTCGTCGTGCCGGGCTTCACACGTAGCGCCGCAAAATATTCATCGAGGAATCGCACCAGGGTGACCGCCTCGCGCACCGTGCGTGGCGGAAAGAGTCCCGCGGCGGCGAGCTGGTCGTACATCTTCGCCGGCAGTTCATTCACCCACCGCAGCACGTCGACCGCCAGGTACTGCGGCGTGCCCAGGCACGCGATGATGCGGGTGATTTTGTCGGCGACATCTTCCGCCGCCTTCGCCGGCACCTCCCCCAGTCGCAGGCTCCGGCGCTTGCCGCCGGCCTTGAAGCTGATGCGCTTCCGCCCATTGGGATCATTCACGACACTGGCCATGATTCTTCTCCGCCGGCACATCATCGCCAGCGGCGCTGTTGTGGGCAATAAAATCCTCAAGATCCGATTTCCTGACCCGCACCACCTTCCCCCGTTTGAATCTGGGCACCGGCCACTTGCGGAATGTTTTTGTGGAAACCCCCATCCGCTTCGCCGCCTCATCGAGCGTGATCATGTCGAACGTCTCGGCCGCGGCCGGCGTCGCCGACGGAGACGCCGCGACCGGCACATCGTGGCTGGCGCTCTTGGTGAGTTGCGAAAGCCGCTCACCCCAGATTGCTAGATGGTTCGAGCTCATGCTGCTACCTGACTTCCAGCAATTTCCGAAGGCTGACTGGATTGATCCTCCACCGCGCGCGTCTAACGCCCGATCCGATGTCGCGACCGTCGAGTTTTTTAGACCAGATCATGCGGATGACCGTGCGTGATGTGACACCCAGGTCCTCCGCCGCTTCCTTCGTCGCCGGCCATCCCTTCACCGACAACCCGACTGCTTTTTCTTCTGCTTTTTCTTTTGCTTTATCCATGGCACTCTCCAAATTCGATCCATCCTTACGATCCACGCCATCCTTAGCCCGCCCCCTCCCCCCGGTCCGAGTTTCGCGGCTGTACACGGCCGGGGAATCCATGGTCTGGCGGGCCATCGCCTTGCGGAAAAACACCCCCCTGCCTCCTGTCGCATGCGGATCAGGCTGGCTCACGGCGTCGCCTCCTGTTTCACCACCACGTCGATAACCGACACCATCTCCGCCCTGGTCCGATCGAGCAGCAACACCTCCGTCTCCTGCCTCCGGAGGAAGAGGCACAGGGCGTCCGCCTTCTTGAACCGATACCGGGACACCTGCATCACGCCGCGGGGTATTCGTGCATGGCGACGTGGCCGGCGGAGATTCGGCCGACGAGTTGTTCGCCGGCTTCCGCGGAGGGATCGTCGCGGAGGACGAGTTGCTCGGCAACGTCGCGGAGGGCGGCGGAGAGCTTTGGCTTGTTGATGCCATCGAGCTGTTGGGGCCGTTCGAAAGTGGCCTCGAAGATCTCAGGTTTGCACGCATAACGATCGCCCGTAACGCCGGTGATGATCCAGTCTCCAGGTGAAACAACGTGCGGGCCTTCGAGGGTTTCGATGATGAGCCGGCCGGTTGGACCACCCTCGTCACAGTTATGATCCCACGTGGAATCTCCGCATTGGGGATCGCTGCATCTGGCACCCATCTCCTTCTCAACTCCGGCCGGCCACGGGAAGCGGTCCGGGATGAATTGCTCGGCATTAACGATTACGGGCTTTCTCAGAAACTTGGCCATACGTCACTCCTTTATAGGATTCCTTCCAAATCGCACCGGTACGCCCGATGCGATGATTTCGATCCAGTGCTTGTCGACGACTCTGACGCGGTTGGAGAGCCAGAAGCGGGCGGCCGCGGTTAAACGGGTTGTCCATCTGAAACAGCAGCTGCTCGACGCACACCGCCTCGGCCTTCACCAGGGCGAACCGCGTCTTGCCGTGCTTGGTGCGGTAACAGATCCGCACCTTCGTCCGCCGCAGCTCGCAGATCTGGGCGAACCCCGACGGCGACGGCCTCCACGCCACCGCCTGGCCCACCGTGAGCGTCATCGTTCGCATTGCCGCCTCCATGCACTTTGTTTTCTCGGGGGGGGGTGATCATGGCTTTACCTTCACCTTCCAGAAGTCCGCCATGTCCTGCCAGCCCGACAGCGGCACCACGCGCGACATGTACTTCGCCACGTTCTTCACGTGCAGCTCAAAATACACCGTGCTGCCATTTCTCACCGTCACGCGCCGCATGCCCAGGTGACTCTCGAACTCGTCACCCGGCTGCGGATCAATTCTGGGATCTCTGGCCATCGCTCTTTCCTTCAGGCAATTTTGTGATGACGCTTTAACACTTCCGCCGCGCGCTGAAACTCCACCCACTGCTCCGGCCGATCGCCAGCGTCGGGATGCAGCCGCTGGCAACCCGCCCGATACATCGTTTTGAAGGTGTCGACCGCGGTCACCATCGGCTCCCATCGCTCGGCCGTCCCCGCCCCAGTCGCCACGATCCGCGCCGCTGCCTCCACCGTCATGGCCGCCGGCATCTCAATCCCCGGCGGCAACGCTATAAAACCAGTGTATTGTTCCCCGCGTGAAGTGATCCCCGTCTCCTCCACCAGCCGCAGCCGCTGCAGTCCCAGGGAGATCGCCCGAATGTTTTCCTGCCAGCCGTGGTGGGCGTCACAGCGATAGACCATGGCGCCGTGCTTTCCAGTGAATGAGATCGCGACCCGCGGCGAGTTCGGCCGCTTGTCCGAGTAGGGCAGCCCGTCCCGCCGGATCGATACCTCCGGCATGTCCAACTGGATCACCACGTCCCCCTTCACCCGCAGGTGCTCCAGCTCCTTCTCCAGGAGATCCAGGGAACGGGCGTAGCCGACGGCATACCCACCCTTGGTGCGCTGCGGCGTCTTCGGCCGCGGCCAGTCGATCAACGGACGGGTGATGAACTGCATTTGAGCTTCTCCTCTACAGTTTCCACAACTTCCCACCACTCTGTCCCGCCGAACAACTCCGCCCGCCGATCGCCTCCCGGCAGATGCACAAACCGCACGACGTCCCCGCCATCACATTTGAAGTAGCTGAACTTCACGCCGTCGAGCCCCGCCTTCACACCCAGGGGATACAGCAGACGGTTGCCGAATTCGTCGGTAGCATTACGCGGATCGCGCTCGTAGTTCTCCACGGCGCGCATCGATCCATCAGGTGCGTAGATGTAAAACTCCACCTTCCCGACAAGGCCATAGACTGGGATCGTCTGGTTCACAACTCATTCCCCCCGACCACGGTCAGCGACTTCACCGACAACTCCACCTGCACCCCCGCCGTCTTGAACGCCAGATGCAGATCCTGCACGTCGACTCCGCGAAGCCCCGCGGCCAGCGCCGTCAGCAGGTTCGCCGGCATCGCCGCCATATCCGCCGCCACCAAGGCCGCGGAGGCCCGCACCACCTTCGCCGGCGCCTCTGGCATCACGCCGGGGGCAGCTGACGCCGGGGGCAGCTGGCGACGGATATAGGGCCGAGTCTTCTTGGCAGGCGTCACCGGCTCGCCATCCGCCCACGCCCACGTCTTACCCCCGCACTTGCGGCCCTTGGCAATGGCGGTGCTGAACCCGCCATGGTGCCTTCCCACCGACGCCCCCGCCTCTTGAACGCTGGCAAATACCTCGCCAGTTTCCACGCACTTCACGCGTCGTGGGATCTTTCCTTTCGGCATGACGATTCCTTTCGTGGGTTGTTTTGGTTCTGCAACCGGCGGGGAACTCATCCCCACATCAACCGGCAAATCTCCTGCTGCTGGCGCCGCAACTCCGAAAACTGCGGATGCGCCATCACCCCCATCACCTCCGCCAGCGTCACCTCCGCCAGCGTCCAGTCTTCCCGCACCGTCATCAGGTGCCCGCACGCCGAGCACAGCACCATCGCCCCCACCCTCGGCGGCAATAGACGTCCCGACGTCTGCTTCACCCGCCGCAGCGTTATCCGGCACCCCGTGCAGTTCATCGCCGACAGGTACTTCACGATCGTTTGCACGGGCCTTCTCCTTTGCTTTCCTCCCAGGCTTCTTTCGCTCCGCCGGCAGCACTCCCGCCGCCAGCGCCGCCTGGATCTCCGCGGTCCGCGCCGCCGCAATCTCCGGATCCATCAGGTTGTAGTGCCGCTGGTCGACGGCCGGCGCCACCCGCACACCCGTCTCCCCCCTGGCCGCGGCCGCGGCTGCACACGCCTCGCACATGAACAGCCGCGTGTCCGCCTCGGTCGGGTCCGAGCTCTGGGCCCACTCGTAACATCCATGCACGTTGCACATCTCCAAGCTGCTGCTCCGCTGCCCATTGTGGGCGGCCTGTTCGGGGATTCGATCGCGGATGATCTTGGCCATTAGGCCCTCCGTGGCGGGTGATGGTTATCGACGGCTGACGATGGGGTTGGCGTTGCTGGTGTCGAAACGGGACCGCGGCGGATCCTCGGCAAAGTCCGTGGGTGCGATCGCAGCACCAGGCGGGCGGCCATACCAGTCAGCCTTCTCGACAAACGCGACCGCCTCTTTTTCCGTGGCATCGGCGATCTCAGCCTCGAAGTGATCCCCGATCTCTCCCCCGACGAATCGCAACTCCAGTGTGTGGGCGTTGACGCGCCGCTGCACCTCGGCGACCTCCCCCGCCACCTTCACAAAACTCCCGGTGGGGAATTTCAGCGTGGCAGGAAATGCACCCTTCTTGCCCTTGGCCGCGGCCTGCGGCTGCGGAATCTTCAACAGCTCTCGCACCTTCGCCACCAGGGCCTTCCCCTCCAGCATCGGATTCTGAGCCGTTGTCTTCCCCTTCTCGTTAAACAAAAACCCGATCTTCTTCCCGCCCTTCGTTTCGTAGCCGTAGTCGCCACCCGAAAATCCGGGGTTCCCCTTCCACTCCTCGCCGATCGCCGCCGCCAGATCGGCGTCGTCCATGCCCCGATCCCCGCGATCGGTCCACCGGCCTAGGCTGCCGGCGGTAGCATGCAGTGCCTGATCCAGGGCTTGATCCATCAAATCCACAGACACCAGCTTGACCGGTGGTGGCGCCGCCTCCGCCTTCTTCGCCGGCCGCAGATCCTTGGGCAGGAAATCCTCGAACATCGGCGCCGCCTCGATCTTCACCCCAAACGCCTTGGCCAGCCGCTCAATCACATCCGCCGGCGCCGACGCCGTCGGGAAGCCTTCCAGGTACGTGTAGCTGTGACACTTCTCCGCGGCGAGTTCCATCAGCGCCTCGAAGGACCGCACCGCCACCAGGTCGATCAGGTGAGACAGCACCGGCCCGATAGGCTTGGCCGCTGGCGGCTTCACGTCGTTCTTGTACGTGCCGTTCTGGCCCACTTCGTAACTGTCCGTCGGATATCTGTAATCCAGATCGCTGATCGCCTGAGTGTTTCCCAGAATGACCCAGGCCACGTACGTCCACGGATCCTTCTTCGCCTTCGCCTCGATCGCTTTGTCCAGCGCGCCGGTCCATTTCTGATACGCATGCCCCCACTCCACCATCGCCTTCTTCACCGCCGCCGGCGTGCTTAGCCCCAGCTCCTTCTTCACCACCCGCTGCACGCTCTCGGGCTTGATCCACTCCGGAGACTGCTCCCGCGCCACCGCCGCCCCACCGGCATCCTCCGCGGAAATCTCCTTTTTCTTCACCTGCTCCCGCACCTTCTCCACCGCCTTCTCCTGAACCTTCAGCACACTCTTAGCCTTGGTCTCAAAACATCCCTGGTTCAGGCAGCACCCCTTCTCCGCCTCCTCGTCCGACGTCCCGAACAGCGTCCGGTCCGTCGCCGTGTTGTCCTTGCAGCCCACGCACGCCGGCTTCCCCGCAAACGCCACCTCCAGCTTCCACTGCACCACCCGCAGCGACCGCTTCTTGTTCGCCACCATCCCCCGCACCTCCTCCACCGAGTACACCTTCACCCCGCGCCAAGCGTCGGTATTCCCCGGCGCCGCCAGCGCAATCTCCTCCCCGATATCCACCTGGTCCCCCACGTCGCCCACCATCGCCAGCTCCCGCGCCTGCCCCAGGTTGATCCGCCCCGCCGCCAGCAGATCCCGCACCTTAACACACAGC